TTTAGCTAATGCAGGGAGATATCATATAGTAGGGGGTACATTAACATCTTCTATAGTTCTAGATAATGCTGTCCCCATAGGAGCAGAGTATGAATTCTTTCAAACATCATCAGCAGGTAATTTCTTATTCGAATCTGCTTCAGGTACAACAGTAATTTCCAAAAATGGAAGTTTAAGATTAGCCCAACAAGGATCATCAGCAGTACTTAAAAAAGTAGCTACTGATACTTTCCATTTAATGGGTGACCTAACATAATTAAATGAGTAAGATAGGACCAATAGCACAATCAGATACTTCCATTATTACTGATGGGTTAATATATAATATGGACTTTTCTAAGTTCTCGTGCTTTCCAAGAACTGGAACAACATCTACAGATTTAGAAGGGTCATTAACTGGAACTGTAAATAATGGTGCTTCTTTTTCTACTGATTTTTTAGGTATCTTTAATTTTGATGGAGTTGATGACCAGATTGATTATGGTAAACCTGCTATATTAGAGACATATCCTTTATCTATTGAAGTGTGGTTTTTTGCGGATGGAACAGATACAAAAAATGATGGTATCATTACTAAGGGAACTACACGAGGGTCTTCGAGTCAAAGAAGTTGGGATATATTTGGTAATGGAACTAATTTAATTTTTATGGTAAGTAATGGATCATCAAATATAGTTGTAATCCAGAATACTTATCCCGCCTTAGAACAGTGGCATCATTTAGTTTGTTTGTGGGATGGAACTACTAATTCAAATGGGGCTAAAATGTATTTAAATGGTAGTTTATTTGTCGAGGGAACTGCAAGTGCTACAAATTTTGCAACAGCACATAATATATTTGCAGGAGGAAGTAGATCGGGATTTTTTTGGGATGGAAAGATTGCTGTTACTAGATTTTATAATAAAGTCCTATCTGCCGAAGAAGTAGCTATAAACTACAATGCATTAAAAGAAAGATTTGGGCTATGAGTAAGTATGATAGAAAATATATTATATTTAATGTTAGTGAATTAAGTACTTTGGATTTTAGTCAAGTATTGGAAACATCTGCTGATACAATAAATTATAATATAGCAGAAACCCAAACAGTAGTAAAATATGTAGGTGATATGCCGTCATCTATTCAAGCACTTACTACTAAGGAAGGGCCCTATACACACAGTGAAATAATTACTATCTTAGATGGTCCAACATGGAATGATCCTAATGATGGTATTTAATTAAATTTATTATATTTATTATAGTAAAAAGTTATAAATGGATAGTTATAGTATATTCCATCTTGAAGGTGGATTAGGTAAACATGTAGCAGCTACAGCAGTAGCAAAATGTATTAAAAATAATTACCCCCAAAGAAAATTAATTGTAATTTGTGCTTATCCTGAAGCATTTATTAATTTAGATTTTGTATATAGAGTTTATAGAATAGGTAATACACCTTATTTTTATAATGATTATATTAAAGATAAGGATACTTTAATCTTTAAACACGAACCCTATTTTACAACTGAACATATAGTTCATCGTGAACCATTAATTAAAAATTGGTGTAATTTATATAATTTAGAATATAACGGAGAATCTCCAACTTTAGTATTTAATTTAAGGCAACAACAATTAGCATACGAAAAATGGTCTCGTGAAAAACCAATTATGGTTATGCATACTAACGGGGGTCCATTAGAAGAACAAAATCAACTTTATAGTTGGACTAGAGATATGCCCTATGATTTAGCTTGTGCTGTAGCTGATCATTATAAAAAAGATTATCACATTATCCAAATTTGTAGAGAAGAATTTAATTTTATCCCTGATGTGGAACATCATAAAGATTCTATGACTAATATGGAATTATTTGGATTACTTTTACTATCAGAAAAAAATCTTTTAGTAGATTCATGTTTACAACATGCCGCTGCTGCCTTACAGAAAAAATCTACAGTATTGTGGATAGGCACTTCAAGTTCTATATTTGGTTATTCTTCCCATAATAACCTTCAAGCTAACCTCCCAGATAATTTTACATTACCAGATAGTTATTTATTTGATTATTCATTTGATGGAAGACCTCATGAATGTCCTATAATTGATACTCCCATGTTTGATTTATCTTCTATAATTAATTCTTTAGGTTAAATTTAATATTTATTAGAGTAAAAATAAATAAGTCATGATTAAAGAAAAAAAAGTTTTAACCGAAGAAGAAATTAAAGAATTAAAGGATTTAAAATCTAATTTTGATACCACAATTTATGCATTAGGTACTATTGAGGCTGAAATCACTGCATTAAAAAGTACTAAACATGATCTTAATTTAAAATTAGTAGAAATCACAAATAAAGAAAAAGACTTGGCTAAAAAATTAGAAGATAAATATGGCCAGGGTAAGTTATTATTAGAAACGGGGGAAATCGAACCTCTTGAATAGTTTTTTCGAAAAAGTTTTGATATTTATAACAAAACTTAAATAAAGACTAATGGCCGAAACTCTTTTATCACCCGGTGTACTCGCTAATGAAAATGATCAGTCACAAATTAGGTCACTACCTGTTATAGCAGGTGCCGCTATTATAGGACCTACAGTAAAAGGTAAACCCAATATTCCAAGATTAGTTACTACATTTAGTGAATTTCAAGCTGAATTTGGTACTACCTTTGTTAGTGGTTCTACGGAAGAATTTTCTTTCTTTACTTCAATTTCAGCAAATAACTATTTTGCTCAAGGAGGTACTTCATTATTAGTAACTAGAGTTGTATCAAGTTCAGCTGATTTTTCTCCCGCTACTAGCTCCTATATTTCATCTAGTTTATCTCAAAGTCAACAATCCTTTGTACTAGAAACCCTATCTGAAGGTGCTATTCTAAATAATGATGATGGAACTCATGGAGTAACAGGTTCTTTTTCCACAACAGGTTCTAATGGAACTTTATTAAGTGGTTCAAAAGATAATATTAGATGGGAAGTAGTATCACCTAACACATCTTCAGGAGTATTTTCTCTTTTAATTAGAAGAGGGGATGATAGACTTAATTCTAAAACTATTTTAGAAACATATACTAACCTTTCATTAGATCCAAGACAATCTAACTATATTGAAAGAGTAATAGGTAACCAAGTTCAACAATTAGTAGGATCTGGGACAGATGTTTATGTTGGAACTTCAGGATCTTACCCAAATAGTTCAAGATTTGTAAGAGTAAAATCAGTTAATTTACCTACACCTGATTATTTTGATAATAATGGGGCTGCTAAACCTGAATTTACAGCATCAATCCCTATAGCTTCTAGTGGAACTATGGGAGGAGCAACCGGAGAAATATTTGAAGGTACTAACACTTTATATGAAAGTATTGGAACTAGAACTCAAGGATTAGTAGATGACAGTTATACAGATGCCATTAACCTGATGGCTAATAGAGATGAATATAGATATAATATAATTTCTACACCTGGTATTTACCAAGCCGACCATCCAACACCCGTAGGAAACTTAATTGAGATGGTAGAAAATAGAGGTGATGCCATTGCAGTAGTAGATCTAGTAAAATATGGCTCTACCATTCCAGTAGCTGTTACTGAAGCAGGTGAAAAAGATTCTTCATATGCTGCAGCATATTGGCCCTGGTTACAAATAAGTGAACCTAGTAATGGTCAAATTGTATGGGTTCCAGCTTCAACTTTAATTCCGGGAGTATATGCTAATACTGATGCTACGGCTGAAACTTGGTTTGCACCTGCTGGATTTAACAGAGGTGGATTAATTGGAGTAGTACAAGCAGAAAGAAAATTATCTCAATCTCAAAGGGATACTCTTTATGTAGGAAAAGTTAATCCAATTGCTACATTCCCGGGACAGGGAGTAGTTGTATTTGGTCAGAAAACATTACAACAACAAGCTTCTGCTCTTGATAGAGTAAATGTAAGAAGATTATTAATTTCTTTAAAATCATTTATTTCACAAATTGCTGATAATTTAGTATTTGAACAAAATACGGCAGCAACTAGAAATAATTTCTTAACTCAAGTGAACCCATTTTTAGAAAGTGTACAACAAAGACAGGGATTATTTGCATTTAAAGTAGTAATGGATGATACTAATAATACCGCAGATGTTATTGATAGAAACCAATTAGTTGGACAAATTTTCATACAACCAACTAGAACTGCTGAATTTGTATTGTTAGATTTCAATATCTTACCAACGGGCGCAACCTTCCCATCTTAAAAATTAAAATTTAGAATATTTATAATAAAATAAAAACATGCCAGTATTAGATCCAAACGAAATATTTTTTACCGCATTTGAACCTAAACAGCAAAATAGGTTCATAATGTTTATAGATGGGTTCCCGGCTTATCAGATTAAAGGAGTAAGTGCCATTAGTTTAACACAAGGTAGTGTTGCCCTTAACCACATTAATGTTCAACGATATGTAAAAGGAAAAACAGTATGGAATCCTATTACATTCACCTTATTTGATCCTATTACTCCATCAGGTGCACAGGCGGTAATGGAATGGGTTCGTTTACATCATGAATCCGTAACTGGTAGAGACGGTTATTCTGATTTTTATAAGAAAAACCTTACTTTTAATGTTTTAGGTCCTGTAGGAGATATTGTTTCTGAATGGATTATTAAAGGTGCTTTAATTACAAATGCAAGCTTTGGTGATTATAATTATGATAATGAAAGTGCTGCCCAAGAAATTACTATGGAAGTACAACCAGATTATTGTGTATTGAATTTCTAATTTTATTATTTATTTATATTTAAAGATGTCCGGTATTTATTACCGGACATTTTTTTTCTATGGCAAGAGCAAAATTCATAAAACCAGCTATACAGGATCAACCAACAAGATTGGGTCCGACATCAGTAGTAGGTAATTTATCTATAACAGGTATTGAAAATGTATCCCAATCTATTGCTGCCGCTGGGGGAGGTGGAACAACTCCTACTCTACAACAAGTAACAGATCAAGGTTCATCCACTACAACCCCTATTACAGCATCTATCATAAGTGCAAGTGGCCATATTATAGGTGATATTATAGACACTAGTTTTGAAACATTTGTAAATTTTGAAGCCGCTACTTCATTTACGTTTATAACACCATTTGAATTAACAATTAGTTTTACGGGTTCATCAACTTCTTCAATGGAAGTTGTTGGGTTATTTACAGCAAGTGCTAACACCGAAACTTTTTCATCCCAACAGACTCCTCCTATTGAATTAAGTGCATTTGATAAATTAAAAATTTCCCCTTCTTCTTCGGGGTTATTTATATTTAGTGGGTCAAAAGGTGTTAGTGCACTTCCTTCTCCATAATTTTTTATTTTTTCTTATCTCTTTATATATTTATCACTGAACAAAAGTTATTATTTAAATTGTAATCTATGTCTGAAAAAAAGTTTGACTTTCCTACTGAAACAGTAGAATTACCCTCAAAGGGTTTAGTATATCCTGAAGATAATCCCCTATCGTCTGGTGAAATAGAGATGAAATATATGACTGCTAAAGAAGAAGATATTTTATCCAACCAAAATTATATTGAAAAGGGTATTGTAATAGATAAACTTTTACAATCTCTTATTGTAAGTAATATTGATTATAAAGATCTAATCGTAGGAGATAAAAATGCCATAGTAGTAGCTGCTCGTATCTTAGGATATGGTAAAGAATATAAATTTAATATTAAAGGAGAAGAATTTACTGCTGATTTAAGTAAATTAGAAAATAAAAAACTAGATGAAAGTTTATTTATAAAAGGTATTAATGAATTTAATTATACACTTCCCCATTCAAACACACCTATTACATTTAAGTTTTTAAATCATAGAGATGATCTAGCTATAGAAAGTGAACTTAGAGGATTAAAAAAATTATCTAAAAACCAATCCCCAGAATTATCCACTAGATTAAAATATATGATAACTTCAGTAAATGGTGATAGTGATAGACCTACTGTAAGAAAATTTGTAGATAAACATTTATTGGCTATGGATTCTAGGGCATTAAGAAACTATATCAAAGAAATTCAACCAGATATTGACTTATATGGGCAAGTAGAGGATTCAGAGGGTAATGTGTTTGACTCGAATATCCCCTTCACACTGAATTTTTTTTGGCCAGACGCAGAATTATAGATCTTTTTTGTTTACTCAAATACATGAAATCGTTTTTCATGGAAAAGGTGGTTATGATTTCCCCACAGTCTACAATATGCCTATATGGTTAAGAAAATTCATTTATAATAATATACAACAATTTTATAAAAAAGAGCGGGAAGAACACGATAAGGCTATGTCTAAGTCAAAAAGAAAAGATACTACTAATATAGACATGGCTAACCCTAATAAAATAAATATCCCTGATTTTATAAAAAATAATCCTACTTATTCATCTACAGTTGCTAAAAGTAGAAAAAAATAATATTTATAATAAAATATAATGGCTGACGATTTATTAGGTAACATAGAAGGTCAGAATAGGGAGCTCAATAAAAGAAAAACTCTCATAAATGATGTAGTTAAAGCTAACCAAAATTTAGAAGGAATAGCTAAAAAAATCCTCATGAATCAAACTGAGGGTTTCAGATTATCTACTAAACAACTACAACGTCAATCCGATTTAGCTAAATTTGAAGTTCAAAGATTAGAAAATCTATCTAAACAATTAGCCCTAGAAAAGGGAATAAGTGATATTACCTCCGCTGAAATCTCCACAAGAAAAGATTTAACAGACCAAGAAAAAGCATCTCTTTTAGCTTTAAAAGATGGATTGAGAGTTCAAAAAGAATTATCATCACAGGCAGAAAAAGAACTTAAAATTAGAAAAGGGGCGGAGCTGATGTTAAAGAAAACAGCTGGGACCTTTAAGATCTTAAATAAGTTTGGTATTGATTTCGACCAAATTCTTACTGAAGCAACTAAAGATATAGAAGATGGGCTTAGAAATGGTGTAAACCCTGGTTTCCTTAAATTGCAAGCTAATGCTAAAATAGCAGGAAAAACTATAACAGGTATTGGTAATGCCTTAACTAGTACTTTAGGAGTAAGTATATCCCTAGGTAAAAGTTTTAATGATTATAATAAATCATTAAGAGAATTTAGACAATTAACAGGACAAAACGTCCAGTTAATGGGGGTTATGGAGGGCTCTATACTTAACCAAAAGGATGGAATAGAAACCCTAACTATGACTAGTGAACAGTTAGGAATAAACACAGCACAAGCCTTTTCCCCTGAAATTGTAAAAGAGGCTGCCGAATTAAATAAACTTTTAGGGGTATCAGCTGAATCTACTTCAAAATTAGCTCTGCAAGCACAAGCATTTGGTTTGGATTTAGATGAAATTAGTAATAGTGCATTTGAAGTTTCTAATGCTCTAAAACAATCAGGAAAAAACGCAGCTGCCCCTAAAATGCTGCTAGAAGACATTAATCAAATATCTGGTAGAATAACAGCTAATTTTGCCGATAATCCTGAACTATTAATTGAAGCTGCTGCCGAAGCCAGAAGATTTGGGTTAGAATTAAAAGATTTAGAAAATGTTCAGGAATCTCTTTTAAATTTTGAACAATCTATCCAATCAGAATTAGAGGCCGAATTATTAACTGGTAAACAAATTAATTTAGAGAGAGCTAGAGGATTTGCCTTAGTTAATGATCAAAAAGGATTAATTCAGGAAATTACTTCAAATCAAGAAATATTAAATGCATTCCAGAATGGTAATTTTATCCAACAACAAGCCATTGAAAAATCCTTAGGTATGTCTGCGGATCAAATCCAAAAAATAATATTTTTCCAAAAATTAGAAGAAACAGGCAATGCCAAAATAGCTGGAGAATTATCGGGTATAAATAAGGATGAAGCCGAAAGATTGGCTATGCAAGAACAAATGCAAAAATCATTAGATAAAGTAATGATGTCATTAGCTCCTATAGTTGAGGCTTTTGCTATGTTAATGGATAATAGTGCTGCACTTTATACTACTTTAGGGTTAATAGGTGGTATAAAAATAGCAGGTTTAATAACCTCAATGATTCAATTAGGTACAGCATTAGGAGCTACTACTATATCAGGTATTGCTTTATCTTCGGCTTTAACTTTAGGACTTTCTGCTTTAGCTGTTGTGGCAGGTATAGCTCTTATTAATAATGCAATGAAAAAGGCTCAAGCGGAACAAAAATCCTCTATGAGTAGCGCGGATGATGGTATTATAGATAGCTCTGGTGGGTTAGTAGTAAGTGGGCCTAAAGGATCTGTATCCTTGAATTCTGCTGACACTATAGTAGGAAATAAGAATGGTATTATAGCGGGTACTAATTTAGGAGGAGGAGGTAATAGAGAATTAATGGCAAAAATAGATAGATTAATAGCAGTTACAGAAAGAGGTAGTACCATTACAATGGATGGAAATTTGGTAGGAAAATCTATAGCTAATAATACTTCTAAACTAGGTTAATATTTATAAATAAACAATTATGCCTGATATTTTAACATCTTTTAATGAAAACGGTTCTCCTCTTTCAAATTTAAATGGGGGTTCGGGTCCTAATTATAATGTATCTAATTTTAAATTTTCTAAATTACATGATACTTATTCTATTAATGGTATTCCTTCCCTACTAGGAGAACCTAACCCATCAGTTTTAGACTTAGATGGACAAACCCCTCCTACTTATGTAGATAATTCCCCTCCAGGCTCACAGGGAGGTTTAGGTAACTTCACAAACCTTGGAGGTTAAATTAATATTTCAAGATTAATGAATGCCCTTAATAAATTTACAAACAGATTTAAAATCACTAAAGTACGGTGGAGATAGACTTAATGGGGGTGATAGTCCTCAACCCTTTATTAAAATTGACATCCCACCTCAAAATCAATCTACTACAGATGTTATCCCCCCCTCTGTAGGAACTGGAGGACTTCAAAATGTAATTCCTACTTTAGGTCCTCTATTTAATAACCCTGTTATAAGTGGCATAAGAACATTAGTAAATGCTCCTTTACAAGGTGTTGTTGGTTTAGGTATTGGTAATAATGAAAGTATTATTAGGGGAGGTTTATCTTCTGCAGTAAGGTCAGGTATTGATGCTATAAGAATAACTAGATTTTTAACTACCCCTCAGGGTTTAATTTTTATAACTAAACAAAATTTATTAGCAGGTTCGGGGGTTAAAACAGAAGGTAGTGGGGCCCTAATAAATGATAAACCCTATTCTCCTTTAGGTACATTAGGGCAATCATTAGGCAATGCATTTGGTCTACACACCTTAAAACAAGGTTTAAATCCTCTTGCAGGTGTTAAAAATAGACCTAAACCTAATAATTATCTTGATG